CCTTTTTGATTTTAGTCTCGCTATATGTGGGTTCAAACCCAGCTTTCACGATTGTAAAAACATAAAAACCAGAACCATTGGATTCGGACAAATCCGAGGTTGCTACATTTTTGTTATTTTTCAGTGATTCCATTACATTTTTGTTATTTTTCAGTGATTCCGTTACATTTTTGTTATTTTTCGGATTGTCCGATCTCAGCGTTCGACAAAGTAAAAGTTGCTGACTCTTGCCATTCTAAATGCAACTTCAAGAAGACAAGGCAGCACTCTCTTCCATTCTTCGTTTTGCAGTTATCAGCCATCTTACGAACAGCTTCCTCTACCCAATCTGCCGTGCTACACGACGATACTGCGTTATAAGCAGATTTGACCATTACATCGTCATGGCTAATCTTTCTCAACTGGACAAATGCTGGCTCAGGAAGCCAATCAAATCGAACCAGTCGAGTGATACAATTCATTACGCTGCGCTTCATTCTTGCATCCTCTCTACGTTCTCATTTGTTGATAACTGATAAAATATTAGGAAAAGATACTCTCATTTGTTAATAACTGATAAGATGTTCTCACTTGTTAATAACTGAGGACGTTACATTCCAGACATGATCTTGTCATGGCGTTCACGTTCAAACCAATCAGCTTTCATGGCCTCGTCAATCTTTTTTCGAGTGCTGATTTCGCTAAGGAAGATTGTGTCCCTTAGCAGCCAGTCCAGCCGGTCCCTGTCCTTCTTGAGTTCTAGTATTTCACTGGACTGATCCATTGATTTTGTTTCCAGTTCGGAAATGGTGTCGTCCAGCATCCATAGATGTCCAAGGCCAAAGGCGAGACCCCTATGTCTTTTCCAGAGGTCTATGATTTCATTTATCAATTCGTTTTTAACTCCATTATTCTCGGATGCTTCGCTTGTGATTTCTGTGTGTGCATTCATATCTTTATTGGTTATTGTTAATTGATTTCTTCCAACTGTAGTAGGTTTTGTAATGCACTCCAGCTTTTTCTGCTGCGGTGCTAACTTTGAATCCCTCGTCCAGGTAACCCTGGATCTCCTTCAGGATTTTTCGGCGTTCCTTATCCGTGTAGCGCAGCTGAACCTCCTTCTTGTGGGCACCCTCTCCGAATTCGGATTCCAGTAGCTTATTATCACGCATCTCTTTTGTGATCCGCCAGTTTGCCCACTCGAGGAAGCTGCTAATTTCCTCTGCCCCTGTATCTTGAATTGTGTGTAAGTCCATGATATTAATTAAGTTATGGAGGCGGCTGGAGTTGAACCAGCGTCCTCGGAGTTACCGAGTCGAAATCCCATCGCCCCCGTTCATTTAGTGAAACCTTCCGGTGCAGTGATAGAACTTAACTGAGTCAAGTACGTCACGTTCACCCTCACGGTTCTTGGCTATTTTGCAAAAGAGGCTCGTGTAGGAACCCCTGTCATCTTTACTCTTGGAGGATTCAACATCCCCCTTCTCCGGCCACATGAGTAACACTGCATCGGCATCATTTTCGATGTCCCCGGAATCCTTAAGATCGTACAGGCCTAGGCCGGACTCCCTCTTGGCACCTTCACGGTTCACCTGAGCCAGCAGTAGCACGGACACGTTAAGGTCCAGTGCCATCTGCTTAATCCGGTGCGATATATGGGCGATACCCTCGCACTTACTCATGCTCTTGGAGTTGAACCCAATCAACTGCAAGTAGTCAATGACCACCAGTTTAGCACCCTTCTTGCGGACAAGGTAACGGGCTTGCCCGACGAGGTCCTCGATGGACTTGACGGAATGCGATGTGAATAGTGGCAGGGACTCAGCTTGGCTGGCGGCTTTAAGGAACCGATCAGCTTGACTGCTATCAGCGGTACCATCCTGTATGTTCCTTACGTTCACACCGGAGATGGACTGAATCATCCGCTTCATGATCTGCTTCTGGGGCATCTCAAATGAGAAGTAACCCACCGTCACCTTCTGCTCAATCATTGCCTTCAGCGCAACGTAGAGGGCGAATGCGGATTTACCGCATGATGTTGGTGCGGCTAGAGTCAGGACCTCTCCAGCGGCAATGCCACCGTTGCCCAAGAATAAATCCAGCCGGCCTACGTTGGTCCGGACTACGTTCGGCACGAAGTCCCCGGACTTCATGAGGTTGATGTCATCCATGAGCTCCCGTACGGAATCCTGTACACTGAACCCGTCCGAGTTCTTGGCATCGATATCCAGCACGGAACCCTCGAGCTCGGAGCGGATGTCATTGAAATCCTTGGTTCCGGTTAGGGCGTATTCCTGAGCTAGCTTGCATTGACGTATGAGCTTCCGGAGCTTGCTCTTCTCAGCTATGAGGTTTGCGTAATGCATGGCCTGTAGCTCGGTCGTAGCAGCGTCCACCATTCTCATGACACCCTGAACCCCGCCGACTTCATCCAGTGATCCGGAGGATTTTAATTCCTCCACGATATGGATTTCATCAAGCGGCTTATTCTTGCTGGCAAGTTTAAGCAGGGCACTGAACATGTACTGGCACCTAGCGGTAAAGAAATCCGAGGGATCCAGTACAGGGGAGACTACATCCAGCACGGATGTATTCCCGTCAATTAAGCATGAGCCAATGAGGCTCTCTTCCGCCTCGACGTTATTCGGCGGCTCGTTGGTTGTCGTTTGATTCAATGGGTAGTTCATCTTTAATTAAACGTAAGCACTGTCCGATGGCACGTACCTTGATCCGGCCTCCCCCTTTTAATTCACGGGAGTCAATGGATTCATAGATATCCGTAGCTAAATTAATAGCCTCGGCAATCTTATCGTTTTTATTTTTGTGTGTGTTCATTTGGTCAATGTGGTTTGCCCGGCCCCCCTTAATCATCCCGAGGGGCCGAGCGGTTCACTATTACTTGTTGCGTCTTTCGATCATCCCGATGGCTATCAAAGAATAGCCAATGAGGTCACGGAAGATATCTTTTGATTGGTCACCCTGAGTATTGCACTTAAGGCTCCCATCGGAACAGAAAGCCTTAGCTCTCTGGAATTTGTCCTGCATGCGTATGCAGATGCCCGTAAGGGGATCAACACCGAACTCAGTACTGGCATCGAAGTTAGCGAAGGGGTTATCGCAGGTCTCGCCGCCGGTGTAGTCCGAGTTCTTGTTGGCGGTTAGCTCCATGATGTGATGAATCTCAGCGGCACGGAATTGCTCCCACCAATCCTTGTTGAATTCATTCATCTTAGAACGGTACGTCGTCAATGGTTGGCGTGCTTGGGGCGCTCGGGGTGAACGAACCCTTGGCCTCGGCCTGCTTGTCCTCCGGTGCGTAGTCCGCTGCTAGGGATAGCAGTGGGCTTCCGGACTTCGTTGTTTTCTTCCACCCCTTGAGGTAGTACAGCCCGGGCTTAGTAACGAACAACTTGCCGTTGTAGTCCGGATGCGTTTCTTTTTCCTTGCGATCATTGACCCCGAGGAGTCCACTGTTTTCTCTGTATGTAGCCATATCTTTATTGGTTATTGGTTGTTATTTCTGTGATGTCACCGTCAATTTTTTCGGCGACTTTGATTTCGTACTTATGCGGGTTGTAGTGACTGCGGAATTCAATTCCGAGGTGATCGGCTAGTGCCTTGAACTTGGACCGAGTCACGCTGTCGTACTCGTCGAACTTCTCAACCTCGAATCGTAAGTCCGAACGTGTGCGCTCCAACTTGTGGTCAAGGATTGCTAAGTCCAGTGATAAACGCTCGAGGGCATCCTGTTTTTTGAATGGTCCAAACATTAGAAGCCCCCCGCTGTGGATTTGATAGGAGCACCCTTGCCGTGGTCATTGGTGGCATCGGGATCCCTGGTATCGTCAATGCAGAAGAGACCATTCAAGGCGTACTTACGTGCGTAAGAGCTACTGCTTCCAGTCACCTGAGCCTGGTCCATTCCCTTCTTCATCTCGGGAATCTCAGCCATTCCTACGGTCAGCATATCCTCGCCAGTATCAGCATCGACAAGTCGAGCGGTAGCTACAAGGAATAACTTGTTGCCCTTCTCGGCTACGTCATCGGTAATGGTTAGACAGCATCCCCATTCGGCGAGGTGCGGTTTTAGTGCAGTGAGGATGTCCTCACAGGAGCGATACTTGTACCCTCCGAATTGATTAGTCTGCCCCTTCGGGACTTTAAGGGTTGACTGAATCCCATTTAGCTTATGCCTTATATTATGTGTGTTCATGTTTCTCTTTGGTTAAACGGCGGAATAGTTCCACCCTCTTTTTTGCGTTGGTGCAAAGTTCTATGTCTCGGGGATCCCCCCTTAAGTCCTCCAATACGGACTTTTGTTCAAGTGATGTCAAGTTATTGCTGAAT